AAATACAGATAGTCTGAATCAAAAAATCATTGGAAATTTGAATGAACAGATATATATGTATATACAACAAACTGAAATTGACAGTGGGATTATTGAAAACTACAAAGAACAACTTGCATTAAAAGATGATTTAATAAAAGAGATAAAACCAAAATGGCATGAAAATAAATATCTATGGTATTCCATGGGTATAGTATCAATGATTATACCTATATGGGCGGTAGGACAAATTAATTAAAATGAATGAACAACAAAAATTAAAAAAAGCAATACAGAGAGAATATTTGGAATGTGTACAAAATCCTATACATTTTATGAGAAAATACTGTACTATTCAACATCCAAAACAAGGTAAAATTAAATTTGACTTATATCCTTTTCAAGAGAGATGTTTAACAGATTTTAAAGATAATCGTTATAATATAATACTCAAAGCTCGTCAGTTAGGAATCTCCACTTTAACTGCGGGTTATTCTCTTTGGATGATGTTATTTCACAATGATAAGAATATTCTTGTTATTGCTACCGGTAAAGAAACTGCAAAAAATCTTGTAACAAAGGTTAGAGTGATGTATGATGGTTTACCTCAATGGTTAAAAACAAATACAGAAGAAATAAATAAATTATCATTACGTTTTACCAATGGTTCACAGATAAAAGCAATAGCATCTAACGAATCAGCAGGTCGTTCTGAAGCCCTATCTCTTCTTATACTTGATGAGGCTGCATTCATAGAAAAAGTAGATGTAATATGGACAGCTGCACAACAAACATTAGCAACTGGTGGTAATTGTATTGTATTATCAACCCCAAATGGTGTGGGTAATTGGTTTCATCAACAATGGGTTGGTGCAGAAGATGGAACAAATGAGTTCAGTACAATTAGACTTCATTGGACAGATCATCCAGACAGAGACCAGAGTTGGAGAGATGAACAAGATAAAATTTTAGGTCCGTCAAAAGCATCCCAAGAATGTGATACAGACTTTCTTACTTCTGGTGAATCTGTAGTTGATCCACAAATATTAACTTGGTATAAAGAAACAATGGTTGAATCTCCCGTTGAAGAACAAGGAATTGATAGAGGTTTTTGGGTTTTTAGACAACCAGATTATTCAAAACAATATATTGTAGTTGCTGATGTAGCTCGTGGTGATGGTGCTGATTATTCAGCTTGTCAAGTTTTTGAATTATCTGATATGGAACAATGTGCTGAATATAAAGGACAATTAGGTACAACTGATTATGGAAATTTTTTAATTGAAGTTGCTACTAAATATAATGATGCTATACTTGTTGTAGAAAATAACAATATAGGATGGGCTACAATTCAAACTATTATAGATAGAGGGTATAAAAACCTATTTTATCAGTCAAAAGATTTACAAGTTGTTGATGTGGAACATCAAGTAAACAATAAATACAGGTCTCAAGATAAAAGTATGGTTCCTGGTTTTTCAACAACTCAAAAAACAAGACCACTTATTGTGGCAAAAATGGAAGAATATACAAGAGAAAAATTAGTTAAATTACATTCAAATAGGCTTATAGATGAATTATTTGTTTTTATTTATAAAACTGGAATAATACATTCAAGAGCAGAAGCAATGCAAGGTTATAATGACGACTTAGTTATGTCTTACTCAATCGCTTTATGGGTTAGGGATACAGCTTTAAGATTACAGAAAGATAGAAATGATCAACAATGGGCTATGATGGATTCCATGTTGGAAAGTAATGGAAATTTTGTAGATCACAGTGCTGGATTTCAAGCTGGAAAGCCCGGAATGCCAAATAACAATCCGTGGGAAATGGATATAGGCAAAGATAAAGAAGATTTAACTTGGTTAATTAAATAAGAGGTAAAAAATGGCACAAAATGAGAATATATTAACAAGATTAGGAAAACTATTTCAGTCTAGCATAGTTTTAAGAAAAACAGACAGTGGTCAAATAAAAGTCAAAGATTTAGATTTTACACAAACAGCTTTAACTTCTAATTTTATAGATAGATATAATAGACTTATGAATGGAGCTAATTGGGCACAGAGATATGCAAATGCACAGAATGCTAGTGCTTATGAAGTAGCTAGAAAAGAATTGTTCAAAGACTATGAATTGATGGATGCAGATCCTATTATATCTTCTGCTCTTGATATTTATTCTGACGAATCAACCGTTACCAATGAATCAGGACAGATATTAAAAGTAAAATCGGATAATCCTAAAGTAGTAGAAATTTTAGGTAACTTATTTTATGATATAATGAATATAGAATTTAATCTTTGGTCTTGGATTAGAAACATGACAAAATATGGTGATTTTTATTTACATTTGGATATTCTTGATAAATACGGTATTGTTAATATTAAACCTATATCTCCATATGATATTAATAGATTGGAAGATCATGACCCAGAAAATCCAAAACTTGTTCAATTTGAAATTGAAGGTGAGAGTGCGGGATATGGAAAAAATCAAACACATGAAACTCTTGAAAATTATGAGGTTGCTCATTTTAGAATGTTATCAGATTCTAATTTTCTTCCATATGGTAAATCACAATTAGAAGGTGCTAGAAGGGTGTGGAAACAATTAACTCTTATGGAAGATGCTATGTTAATTCATAGAATGATGAGAGCTCCAGAAAAACGAATTTTTAAAGTTGATATTGGTAATATACCACCAAATGAAGTTGAGAATTTCATGCAACAAATCATTAATAAGATGAAAAAGATTCCTGTTATTGATCAAAATACAGGTGAATATAATCTTCGTTATAATATGGAATCTGTTACTGAAGATTATTATCTTCCAGTTCGTGGTGGAGATAGTGGAACGGCTATAGAAACTTTACCTGGATTAACTAGTGATGGTGCAATCGATGATATAGAATATCTACGAAATAAAATGATGGCAGCTCTTAAAATACCAAAAGCATTTCTTGGGTACGAAGAGGGCGTCGGTAGTAAAGCTACACTAGCTGCTGAAGATGTTAGGTTTGCAAGAACAATAGAAAGACTCCAAAAGATTATATGTGCTGAACTTGAAAAGATTGCAATCATTCATCTGTATACACAAGGATTTGAAGACGCGGAACTTATTAATTTTGATTTGGAATTAACAAACCCATCAATGATACATGAACAAGAGAAATTAGAGTTATTAACTCAACAGGTAGAATTATCAAATACTGTTATGGAAAGTAAATTATTTTCTCGTGAATGGATTTATGATACTATATTTGAAATGAATGAAGGTGATAAGAAAGAAGTATTTGACCAAGTAATAGAAGATCTCAAACAACAATTTAGATTTGAACAAATTGCTATGGAAGGTAATGATCCTGCTGTTACTGGTGAGAAAGATACAGCATCAACAGAGGCTGGTTCAGACACATTCCAATTTGGCGAGAGTGATGGACAATGGGGTGGTAGTGAAAAGGGTAGGTTCAAAAAACCTGTTAATCCAAATGGCGCAACCTCAAAAGATTTATCAGATGCAACTGCATACCACAGAGAACGACAAGGTAAGAGAGAGTTCAAAGGTAAATCTCCACTTGCTACATCTAAAGGTTCAACTCTTGTAACCCGTGAAGGGTTGTTAAACCAATTAAAACAAAAGTTTAATAAGAATGTCATAGATAAAAGTATTTTAAGTGAAGATGTGATATTAAATGATGAAGATAGTGAATAATATATATAAAAGTCTAAAAATTTTATATTTATATATGAATAATTATATAATACTAATAAAACGGAGAACTTAGTATGCGAAACCGTAAGTTAAAGCATTCAAAGGTCCGCAATACTGGTTTGCTGTTTGAATTTTTACTCAGACAGATAACCGCGGATGTTTTGAACAAAAAAAACGATTCGAAAGCAGCACACATAATTAAACAAAGATTTAATGAGAGAACGGAGTTAGGTAAAGAACTAGCTCTTTATAATATTATAATAAATAAAAAGTTTAATTCTGATAAGAAGGCTGATTATTTTATTAATGAGGTTATAAGTGAGAGAAAGAAGTTAAATAGTTCTATTCTCAAAAGAGAGAAATATAATCTTATAAAAGAGATTAAAGACTGTTATGATTTACAGAACTTTCTTTCATCAAAAGTACGAAATTATTCCGCATATGCATCAATATATAAATTATTTGAATATAATAATATATCTCCAATTGAAAAAACTGAATCACATTTTAATTTAGTTGAACACGTAACAACAAGTAATAAAACTAATATAGAATCTTCATTAAGCGTAGCTCTTCCGAAAGATGAAGATTTAAGAATAATTACTTATCAAACACTTTTAGAAAAATTTAATGCAAAACATTCTAACTTAAATTACCCACAGAAATCTTTATTAAGGGCATATATCAATAATATTTCTAATGTTAATTCGTTAAAGGAATATCTTGAAAAAGTTGTACCCGCTATTAAAAAAGAATTAAAACAACATTCTAATAAATTAACTGATAAAGTTGTTAAGATTAAATTAGCAGAAGCAATCAAATCTATAGATAAATTTTGTGGTGTAAAGAAATCTAAACTGGTAAAAGATAATGTAGTTATCCAGACAATGAGATATATGGAACTCTTAAAGGAGTTAAAGAAAAGTGGAAATAAAAACAAAAAAACACTTTAATGAAGTATTAAAACAACTAACTCTTGAAATTATTGAAGAGGATGAGTTGGATGAAATAACTGTAACTGGTGATGTAGAAGGATACAATACACCATTTGCTTTTGATCCAGAAGGTAAAAAGAGAAAGAAGAAATATAAAGCTAATAGCCATAGAAGAAAAATTGGTGAGACTTTAGATAGTAAAGATTTAACAATTATTAAAAAAGTAATTAGAGATGTCGTAGGAGATATATACAGAGATATATGGCTCAAACGAAATTCATGGAAATAGGAGAATATTAAATGTCTTACATATCAGGAAGTGAAGGGCCATCAGTATCGGGATATGATGTACAAGGACCAAAACCATTACCAGCAAGTGCGTTTGGTTCAGCTATTACACCAGCAGTTAGAGTAGTTCAAGATCAGGGAGCATCAGAAATTGTTATAGTTGCGGGAAGTGGTTCTTACTTTTTTGCAAGTGCGACTGCTTCAGCTGGAATAACACTTGCGGCAGCAGACGCAGCAGGGACATTAAGTGGTGCTGGTGTATCAATGGTTTCTAATGTAGCTTATTTTGGTTCTAGTGGTTCTGCGGGTGGAAATCCTCCACCATTACGACTACCAATAAATGCAAATGTTTGGAGTGGAAGTGGTGGTGCTGCTGATGGTGATGTAATATTTGTTAAAAAGGGAGGACTATAAAATGTCAAGACAATTGTTGGTCGATTATATTCCATTTGAGATTTCACCACAGCAGATTAACGAGTCATTGGCAAAAAATGGTAAATTAATCGTAGCTGGTGTATTACAACGAGCAGATGCTAAAAATCAAAATGGTAGAATCTATCCAGCTGAAACTCTTATGAGAGAAGCTAAGAAATACGCAGAAGTTCAAATATCAGAAAGAAGAGCTCTTGGTGAACTCGACCATCCAGATAGTTCAGTTGTAAATCTTAATAATGCATCTCATAATATATTGGAAATGCATTGGAAAGGTAAAGATTTAATAGGTACAGTTGAAGTATTAGGAACACCTGCCGGTAACATACTTAAAGAATTATTTAAGAGTGGTATTAAACTTGGTATTTCATCTCGTGGTTTAGGTTCAGTTGAAGAGATAACTGAAGCTGAAGGTGATGGATATACCGATACAGTACCGAGTAGTGGTGGTGATGAAGAAAATGCTCCAACTGTAGCAGTTCAACCTGATTTTGAACTTATAGCTTTCGATTTCGTATCAAACCCATCTACACAAGGTGCTTTTATGTCACCGGGTAGAATGAATGAGAGTGTAGATGATGGTGTAGGTACAAGAAAAGGTACTTGTACACATGATTGTAAAATTGAAGGTATCATCAATGATATATTCAGAGGAGACTAATGGTGATTAAAATGAAAGATTTAATAAAACAGCAAAATTTTTTGAGAGAAAAATTTGTACATGGTCGGTTACATGGTCGGTTGGATGAAGCTCCACCACAGCCGCCAGCTCAAGGTGGTGGTGAAGATAAACCACCAGAACCACAAAAATTAAAGATTGATATACCAGATTCACCATTTGAACCTGATGTTGGTCAAGTAAAGGATAGATTAAAACAGATATTAAAACAATGGCAAGTTAAAGAATATCCATCCGATGAAATTAGATGGAAATTGTATTATAAGGATATACTAAAGTTAGTAAATCATCTTGAGGGAGATAAGTAAGATGAAATATAGAGATATGTTAGGATTTCCAAAGAAAAAAGCAAAAAAGAAAGTTATTCCAGAACCACCTAAACCTTCTGTGACTGAAAAACTTAAAGAAGAATTAAATGAGTGGAGTGATACAACTTTTAAAAGTTTACCAAAAAGATGGAGTGGTAGTGGACTCACAGAATTTGAAAGAAAAGGTGGAAAAGATAAAGTAAATGAAGGTCCAGCTTATGAATATGCTAAAATTTCTAAAAAGATTGAAAAATTAAAGGATGAATTGGGTAAAGCTGTATTAGAGTTTTCTTATTCATTGAGAAAAAAAGGACTTGATGATAACGCAGATGACTTACTTGAATTATATTCTAAAACTGGTATTACTTTTGGTTTGAGATTTAAGAAATTTTTAAGAAAGTTGATGTAAGATGCCATTTAAGTCAAAAATATGTATTGGATGTGATAATTTAGCTAAGACTGCTAAAGGGTGGTGTTCTCAAAAATGTTATGCTAATAATCAAAAATTGAATGGTGAAAATAAGGGGTGGTTTAAGAAAGGAAATAAACATACAGTTGAACAAAGAAAGAAACATTCAGAAAGATTACGAAAATGGCATAGGGATAATCCAGAAAAAAGTAGAAAGGCTGTAGAACAGATGAATACGGGGGCTGCAAATAAAAAAAAGGGTCATCTTGGTAAATTAAATCCAAGATGGATAAATGATAGAAGTAAACTAAAAAATAAAAGATGTTTTTATGAAGAGCGAGAGTTTTTTAAGGAAGTATTGAAGGATAGAAATTATACTTGTGAATTGACGGGTGTGAATGATAATAAATTATCAGTTCATCATATTGATTCTGTTCAATTATATCCAGAAAAGATGTTTGATAAAGATAATGTAATTGTTATTATAAAGGATATACATTTAGATTTTCATAAAAAAATGGGATTTCAGGGAGCTGATAGAGTAAAGTGGGGTAAATATTTATTGGAAAATAATTATGTTAAATGAAAAATTTAAATCAGAAAAACAACGAAAATGGATGCACACAAACCAACCCGAAATGGCAAAAAGATGGGAAAAGGAAGAAAAAGTAGAAGGCAACTGACCTGATGAAAAAGAACTTCAGGATGAAGGAAAACTTATAGAAGCATCTGCTTATAAAACAGCTAGTAGAAATGAATTAGCTATGTATATAAGTCAATTATCAAATACTATTAAGGGAACTAAAGACGGAAAAATGCTTAATATTTTAAAAAAAACAAAAAAAGAAGTGGAAAAAGAATTAAAAAGCAGGAAAACAAACGAAGGAAAACTTGAAGAAAAAGCCAAAAGAGATTACAAAGCTGAATACAAAAAGTATGGTTCATCTACAAAGTCTAAAAAGTATAGAGCAGAATTAAACAAGTATAATCGTAAAAAAGGAACATATGGTAATGGTGATGGTAAGGATGCATCACATAAAGGTGGTAAAATCTCAGGATTTGAAAAAGAATCTGTAAATCGAGGTCGTAGGGAGAAAAGTAGATTGAAGAAAGAACAAAAATTGAGAGAAGTGATAAGAGATATTTTAAGTGAAATATCAGTTAAATCAGCCGATTGGATATTAAAGGGTGTCGGAAAAGGTGGTCTTAAAAAGATTGTTGATTTATCAAAAAAGAATAAAGATAAAACATACTTAGTAACAGATGATAATTATTCTCATATAGGTAATTTCTATTTAAGAAATGGGAAGTTTGCAAAAGCTAAAACTTGGGGAAATCCAAATTATGATTTTCAGAATAACAAAACAAATCTTCGTGCTAAAAGTGATGTTATTTATAAAGTAAGAGTGGTTAGTGAAGATTTCGCTGGTGCTTATCCCGAACATCAAAGAAAAAAGTTTGATGGTAAGAGAAGAAAACAATCAGAGATTCTTGGATATAAATTAACTGGTAAATCTGATGTAAAAGCAGAAATTGATGATGCTACAGTTAATGAAGCTAGAAAATATAAAGTTATAGATTTAAGAAGTGATAAAGGTTTCAAAGAAGCTGAAAAATTACAGAAACAAGGTTGGAAAGTTGCTGAAGTTGGATTTCATAAAATACAGATGGTAAAAGAAGGTGCTGGTGGTATGGGTCCTGCAAAAAAAGGTAAACAATCCCATGCGAATTTAAGACATAAAACTTCTGAAAAGGAAATAAGTGTTGTAAATTCAAAGTCTGTATTAAAGAAATATGCAAAAATTGGATTTTTACCATATAATCTAAAAGATAAATATAAATATGGTTCTTTGAAATGGAAAGCACCAAAAATGAAGAATGGTGTTGTGGTTGAAGGAAATATTACAGAAAAGAAAGAATCTGCAATTGATGTAGCAAAAAGAATTGTAAAAGATAAACAATACGAACAGGGTGTGGATATGCAAACTGCTAATTTAATATTGAAGATATATCAGGCATATGATAAACACCCAGCCTTACAAAAGAAATTTGAAAAAATGCCTCTAAAGAAAATGGCTCAAAATGTATGGAGATTTGCAAAATGAAACTTACAAAGAGTAGATTAAAAGAGATTATCAAAGAGGAAATTCAGAAGTTGAATGAAGGTCCTAAATTTGATGAAGTAAAAGCTAATATGGAAAAAACTATGGGTGTTCTTGTTAAAAAGATGGGATTAAAATCTGTAGGAAGATATCTTGTTGGTAAAGGTGGTATGAGTTTCTTTTTAGATGATGATAAAGAAGCAAAAAAATTACAAAAATATTTGTTAGCAAAAATTAAAGATGTTAGAATAATAAATTTAGACAAAGAGGGTGGTGATGAGGCCAACTTTGTTGTTTATGCCAAAGTGTTCGATTTTTAGGGGATAGATATGAAACTTACAAAAACAAAATTAAAAGAAATGATTAAAGAAGAATTGTTGAGAGAAGAAATAATTGAAGTTGAACGTATTCATGATATGGAATCTCATATATTTGATGTGATTATAGAGTTCAAAAAAACATTTGAAAAGAGTGAATGGAAAAAGAATAGAAAGATAAGTTCTCTTATTAAAAAAATGATAGATTTGGAATCTAAACTTGGTAATGAAGTTACGGAGTTAGAATAATGAAACTTACAAAACAAAGATTAAAAGAAATTATTAAAGAAGAATTGTTAAATGAGGAAAACGAATCGGCTTGGACTTTTATATATAAAGGTATGTTGGGTGGATTTAAAAAGGCGGGATTAAAGGGAACACGGTTTGATAGTAGTTTAGATTCTGTTGCACATGCAGCCGCTTTCTTAATTAAAACACAATTTGGTGGTGGTGCTAAAAACGATTTTATCAAATTAGTTAAAAAGTATATTAAATAATGAAAAAACTAACCGACATATTAAAAGAAGCAGGAATTCAAACAGGTAAAGTCTATACTGATAAAGACAGACCACCATTTAAGATTACTGAAAAGAAAAAAGATGATAAAATATCAATTAGAGGTATGGGTACATGGGATTATAAATCATTAACCAGTAATCTTGCAAGGAAAATTAAAGATTTAGATAGAAGAAACAAACAAGGTGACCATACTGGTATTGGAAAAAATCAATTGAGTGTTTTAGTGGCTATGTGGGAAGCACTATCTGATTATGAGGAGAATCATTAATGATTAAGTTGAGAAGTTTAATAACAGAAGCAAAATCAGAAAAAGTATATCTATTAAATGGTATGTTGTGGTTATCTTATTCACCAAATAGTGGTCAAACGACAAGAGTGAGAGGTAGAGGGTGGATTACAGACCAACCTGGTAATAAGAATTTTGATTCCGGTGTAAAAGGATTTGCTAAATGGTCACAATATCAAAAGCCAATAAAGAAAAAAACAGCAAGTAATGGAAGTAAAGTATCATTGTTTAGGATTCCAGAATATTCTGGTGGTCGTGCTGAAGAATATGATATATGGGGTGGTGATGAAAAACCAAAGAAATGGAGATATCTATTAGTGTCACTTGGTAAGAAAGTAAATGTAATATCAGTATTTCATTCAAAAGGTGAAGCGATGTCTTGGATTGGCCATACAGCATAATGAAACTAACTAAATCATCATTAAAGGAAATGATTAGAGAAGTCATTAGAGAAGAAAAACAACTGAATGAAGATATTGGTACTTGGATAAATCCAGATGTTTCTAAAAACCCAGATGATTATTCAGATAAAAGGTCTGGTAATAAGATGAATATGTTTTACAATAGTTATTCATCGGGTGAAGCCAAAAAAGTAGTAGAAGGTAGATTAAAAGAATATGTTCAACAATTAAGAAAGTTAGAAGGTAAGTTAGTAAAGGATTGGATGTCAGCGGCAAAATCAGGAGTAATAGATTTTTTTGATTTAATGAGAGGATTTAATGTGGGTGATGTTCAAAGAGGACATAAATATGAAATAAATTTTTTAAATGGATTGTTAGAGAGAGATAAAATCCAAGATAGGTTTAGAAGTTACTTTAAAGGTAAAAAAGGTAAACCAAGACCAAAGAAATCATTTACTGGTTAGGAGATAGTATGGCTACAAATAGACAAATAATCGAAGCATTACGTGGGGTAAGAAGACAATTTCCAAGTAATAGTAGTTATATTAATGTACATAGAAGTATTATAAGTATTAGTAATGGTCAATGTGTGATGGCAAACGACATTACTGAAATAAGTGCGGTGATAAGAGATGGTAATGGCAATAACGAATAAAGAAATATTAGAAGAAATTGAATTTCTTAAAAAGAAACTACCAAATGGTGAGTTTGCACTACTTAAAAAATCAGTAGAAGATTTAAGTAGTGGTCAACATGCATTAAAGTCATCTATTCGTGAATTAAAACAACAATTACTTGATCCAGATAACGGTGTAGTAGTTAGAGTGAATAGAAATTCAGATTTTAGAAAGGATAGTGAACAACGAGGTCCATTATGTCAACAGAGTTTTGAAAATATGGAAGATAATGTTAATTCTATATTGGGGTGGAAAGATAATGTTACAAAGGCACTTTGGATATTATTTACAGCAATAATTGGTTTAGGAATTAAATTAGTAATAGGAGAATAATAAAATGGCAAAACAACCAAAACTAAAAACATTATTAGAGGGTATTTTCGAAGACAAACCTCAAGTTAACAAATTTGAAGTTGTTGAAGGTGTAAAATCTTTCAATATTGTTGGAAAATCACTTTATAATAATTCAAATATTATGGAGATAGCAAAACAAGTATCTCATATAGCTGAACAAGCACATACCCATGTTTTGGGTGAAACTGATGATTGGTTTGATCAAGTTTCAGTTAACAAAAATATGCAATCACTTAAAAAGAGAGTTGCTGAATTTAAGAAAACTGCACAAGAATCACATCAACTTAATCAAAGATTAACTGGTCTTTATGAAGATATGGGTCATATACTTAATCGTTATTATGATATAACAGAAGATGCTGGTGATATGGATAACGATGGTATACAAGAACCTGATGATGAAGAATATCTTGATAATAAAGATAAAGCTATTAAAAAAGCTATGAAAAAAGAAACTAAAGAAGCACCGGGTGAATTGGATAATAACGATGATGAGGAAGTTAAACTTCAACATGGTTCTCAGTATGATGAAGGAAAAAAATCTAAAGTTCATGGCTTAAAGGGTGTAGGTGGTGTGGTTGGAATGCCTTCTCTTGGGGACATGATTAGAGGTAAATAATGAGTATTTTTAATGAAGGTTTTTTAGACACCGAACTTTTTTGGTTAAGTTTCGGTGATATAGTTTCGAATATGGTTATCGCAACGGTCATAATAGCGGAGATTGGTTTTGTCATTTGGTTATTATTAAAATGGTTGCGTGGAAATGTAAATATTAATTGGTCTCCAACAGTACAAATTGGGGAGTCAGTTCGGAGTAGGGTTGACTCCTCAATTGAAACTTTCAAAGAGAGAGTTAAGAGGGATATGGGACCGGTTGAAGTAGGTGTGAAGAAAAAAATTATTTTAGGTGATGCTGATGAAAGTAGTATCCAGACAGACGAAGTAACAAAAGGAAAAGTAAAAACTCAAAAAGATAAGTTAAAGGCTTTAAGGGGAAAATAAATGAAACTTTCAAAAGAAAGATTAAAAGAGATTATAAGAGAAGAAATAAGAAATCTTCATGAAGCTAAACAAACTCAATTTTCAATTCCATATAGAGAACAAAAAAATGTAATGAAAATTTTAAGAATGGCTAAATCTGCCATGGTTGGAAAATACAAAGAAGGTAAACATTATGATTTTGGTGTTGGTAAGGGCCCGAAATTTATTTTAGCAGTAGATAAAAAATTAGAAGATGAAATTTTATCCCTTTTAATACAAAAGGGTGTTAGAAATATAAATGAGTTATAGGAGATAATATGGCAAAAGGTCTAGATTGTGGGACAAGTTATTATATAGCAGCAACAGATAAGAGTATCAAAAAACAAAGAAATGTATTCTTAACTGTTGATGGTGATGCAAATCAAGTTAAAAGAATGTTAAAAAGACAGAACATTCCATTTGTAGAGAAGGCGGGTAAAGTTCATATAGTTGGACAACATGCTTTCAACTATGCACAGATTTTCTCAACAACAACATTGAGGAGACCAATGGCTAGTGGTTTATTAAACCCACAAGAGAGAGATTCATTACCTGTATTAAATGCAATTGTTGGTGAGTTGATTGGTAAGTCTAAGAAAAATGAAACTTGTGTTTATTGTGTTCCTGCTAAACCAATTGACCAAACTCGTGAAGTATCATATCACGAAGATGTACTCCATCAGATTATTGAGGGGTATGGATATAAAGTTAAGGTTCTTGAAGAGAGTATTGCTCTCGCATATGAAGGTTTAGTAGATAATGATTTAACTGGTATTGCAATTTCAATGGGTGCCGGAATGTGTAATATATGTGTGATGTATCAAGGGATGTCATCACTATCATTTTCTGTTGCACGTGGTGGTGATTGGATTGATGAGAATGTAGCAAATGATTGTGGTTGTCCAGTTGCTAAAGTAACAGCAGTTAAAGAAAATTCAAACAATTTAGATTTAACAAAAAGTGCGATAAATGATATTTATCAAGAGGGAAGTGAAGAGTACAACATAATAAATGCGATTCGATCATATTACGGGGCATTGGTTAATTATTTATTAACAAATTTGACACATCAGTTTAACAATGCTGAAAGTGTACCAAACTTTCCTGATAAAATTCCAGTTGTATTTGGTGGTGGAACTGCACTTGTTAAAGGATTTATGGAAGTTGTAGGGGAACAATTCAATCAAGAAGAGTTTCCTATACAAGTTAAAGAATTTACATTAGTTGAGGATGCTCACACAGCAGTCGCTAGAGGTTGTTTGAGTGAAGCTCAACTTATTGAGGAGGAAGAGGGTGAAACTGACGAAGAATCGACTTAAAGAAATTATTAAAGAAGAAATTCAAAAATTGAATGAAGCTAATCTTGATGCTATGTTAGGTCAATTTGGTTTTGATAAGATAGATCAAGACGGTGGAGTATTTTTCTTTGTTAATAAGAAAGCAAAATTAAATGCTTGGTCTGACGGTAATAAAGCATCAGTTGGTAGAATGAACGGTAAAGATAATAAAATATTTAAGGATTCTCAAGGAAAACAATTAGCTGATTATCTTAGAAAGAAATTTAAATTAAAAAATGCATTTGATTAAAATAGGGGATGTTAGATGAAATTAACTAGAAATACATTAAAAGAACTTATCAGACAATCAATCAAAGAAATTGATTTTGATAGTCAAGATTCTTTTAAGAAATATAAATCTCAACATAAAATGAGACCTGATACAAAAGTTAATATAGGTGGTAAGGAAACTACAGTTGGTCAAGCATCTGGTGAAGAAGAAGGCGGTGGTTCTGAAGCTAAACAAGAATATAAAGATAAATTAGATCAATATAAAGCCTTAAAAGATGAATATGAGTCAACTATGTCAGCGGGTGGTGATGAAGAAGAACTTGAAGATTTAAAAGGACATGTGGATATGGCTAAAGAAGATATGTCGCGTGCCAAAGAAGAATATGAAAAAGAAAAATCATCATCTGAACCAAAGGGTGGTGATGATAATACAGATATATCAGCTGATGTATCATCTCATATGGAATCAGATAAAGGGAAAGAAGGAATAAAAAAGGCTAGGGAAGTTATGAAATCGATGGATAAACATGCGAAAAAAGCTGTTAAGACTGCGCTGGTGACTATAGGTGGTCCTTTTGCATTTTTGAGCGATGTACTGACAGGAGGAGATTCCACTAAAGGAACTTATTACTCAGATTTGGGCTATCGAAGAAAGCTTTCTCAGATTATGGGTGAATCAGTAAACAAACCAGTAAGTAGGAAAAGAACAACAGTCAAAGAAGTCAAAAAGTGGTTTAAAACTCTTGAAGAAAATAGATATAAGAAAACTTATGCATCAGATGCTCGTAGAGTTTCTTGGTTGGTAAATAACAACTTATCTGAAGATTATGAAGCGATGCCAGTCTCAATGAAAAAGAAATGGCCAAAGGCTGCATACAAAAGAGAAAGATTCTTGGCAAAAGAGTTTGTTAAACATAAACGGAATGAAGCCAAATTAAGAGAATCAATTAGAGGAATTGTTAACAGATTGATTACAGAAGATCAATATGGTGCTACAGATAAAAAATTTGTACCTGTTAAAGTTGATAAATATGCTCCAAATACACGAGAGAGTTTAAATGATTCTATAAGAAGTTTATCGGGTGCTGCTTTTGGTTTTAGTTTAAGTGAAGATTCTGAAATGGATGATCCAGAACCAGCTAAAAAAGCTCACGAAGCTTATAATAAATGGGCAAAGGGTATGGGAGTTAAATTTCAAAAATTATATAAAGAGTTGGATAGCGGTTGGAAAGTATATCACGATACTTTTGATAAAGAGAGACGGAAAAATTATAAAAAATGATTAAATTAAAATCACTACTCACAGAAAACAGACTACGAGACCTTGAAAGAAGTGAGGTTGCTCATGTAAATAAAGCGTTTGAAAGACTTGTTAAAGGTATTGATAAATCGTGGGATATAGAAGCGGATTTAAAGTTTTATAATTTTAATGATGGTACAAGATCTTTTCAATTAATTGCTCGTATGGGTAGAAATAGTGTTCAGTTAAATTTTAACTTATCCAGTTTACCATCTCATATAAAAGCAACAGAAATTAGTTTTGGGGCTTATGAATATGCTAAAACTCCCAGTGGTAAGCAAATTATGGATACTACTTGGAAGATAAAGGTAGATGATGATACTGATTTGGTAAAATTATTTAAAAAGGATTCCAAAATAAAATCAAATGTGAAAAAAGGTATTAAGAAAATTGAAGATATAAGAGAAAAAGAATCAGAAGCACAAACTAAATATTATAAATCTATCGGAGGAGTACCGGCTAATGATTAAGTTAAAATCACTATTAAAAGAATACAGGAAAGCTGTCATACTTTCTCCATCAAAGGCGAAAAAATTGATTGCTACTATTAAGAAACAAGAAAGAGTTTCTAAAGTATTTAAACACAAAGCTACATATGATGGTAAAATGACAACAATTTATTCAATCCGTGCTAGAAACAAAAGTCATTATTCTGGGAACAATCCATATGGATTAGATATGTCAAGAGATAGTAAAGGTGGTTCTTATTTGATTCGTGTACATGAGGGAATATTAACAGAAGCTAAAATATCATCCGATGTTGCTCGCGCTGCTAAAAAACTTGGTATCAAATTTGATAAGAAAAAAGTAAGAACTATATTTACAAATGATTTTACTGGAGTTAATGAACCAGGTGAAAATGTTAAATACGATAGTTGGATGGATATGGATCCAGAGGATTATCTACATCAGGGTAGAGAGTTAGTTAAGGTATTGAGTCGTAAATATAAAATCTATAAAAAAGTTCCATCTAGAACTGGGGCACATATTGTTTTTAGAAAAGATAAAAAAGATAAAAAAACAGAATTTACAATTACATATGTGAAGTCTATGGCGGGTCCGTATATAAATTACGAAGGTCTAAAAGGTCAATAATTAAATAAGAGGTTAATATGGGAAGACACAAAAAGAAACGAGAACAAAAAGGTTTAAGAATAGATGTAAGAAACAACAATGTCGAATGGGCATTAAAGAAATTAAAAAGAATGATTAAAGAGAGTGGTCAGATATTAGAATTAAAGAAGAGGAGTTATTATAAAAAACCATCAGCTGAACGAAGAGAAAAAAAGAACTTACAAACTTTACGATATAGATATAACCAAGAAAAAGAAAAAAATTATTAATAATTTTTAATAATCCTATATTTATAAGTACACAGATTTAAAATAATACACCTCTATAATGGACTTTGAGGTGTCTAAACATTCCAATAAACTTTATTAAGTTTCCTAATAAACTTATTCCAAAATATAATACGAGGAGATAAATCATGGGTGATTTATTAAAAGAAGCTATAGCAGATGCAAAGGCGGTTCGTGAAACAGCTCTTGCAAATGCAAAGATGGCGTTAGAAGAAGCGTTTACTCCTCAGTTGAAATCTATGCTTTCCGCAAAACTCAAAGAAGACGAATTCGAAGATGAAGAAGAAATGTCTTATGAAGAAGATGATGAGTTTGGTGGTGAAGAGGAAATTCCAGCTGAAGAGCCTGAAATTGCTCCAGAAGAAGGTGATTATTCTGAACAAGATGAGTTCGGTGGTGAGGAAGAAATTCCCGCTGAAGAACCTGAAGTTGAAGAAGAAGGTATCATTGAAATCAATGGTGTGAAATATGCACCAGTTGTTTCAGAAGAAGGTGAAGGAACATTAAATAAAGAAGAAGATGTTCCTGGAGAACTTGATCTTGAAGCTATAGTTCGTGAACTTGAAACAGAACTTAAAGAAGAAGATGATGCTTATGATGAAGCAAATCCACCTGAAAAAGATGGTCTTGCTGAAGAAGATGATGCATACGATGAACCAGCCTCTAAAGAAGATAAGAATGATGGCAAATCATCTTCAACTCTTGCTGAACAAGAAGATGAAGAAGATGAAGAAGTTGAAATCGATGAATCTGTCTTTACAGAAGACGATGATGAAGACGATGATGAAGAAGCTGTTGAAGAACAGTCTGATTCTTCTGATATTGGCAAAGGTGACAATGTAGTAGATGCTGCTGATGGTTCTGATGAAGAAGATCCTGGTGAAGGTGAACTTCACGAGATTCGTTCAGAACTCAAAGAGTATAAAGAAGCCGTTAAGTTTCTTAAAGACAAACTTCATGAGGTCAACATTCTTAATGCAAAATTGTTGTTTACCAACAAATTGTTTAAAGAGTATGCGCTTGATAACAATCAAAAACTTAAAGTAGTTGAAACATTTGACAGAGCTCAAACAACAAGAGAGATTAAACTTGTTTATTCTACACTTGCTGAACAGTTCGGCGATAATGGTTCAATTAATAAAAGAAATCCAATTAAAGAATCAGCTAGTGCTAAATCTGGTTCAACAAAACCTTCTAAAGAATCAAAGAAAGTGATTACAGAAGAAGATAATGTTGCAAATCGATTTAGAAAATTAGCTGGTATTATTAATGGGTAATAATTAAATTAGGAGAAAATAATCATGAGTGATTATATTAATCAAAATCTATTGGATGCAAGTCCAATGAAAAAACAAAAAGAGGAAGCCAAAATTCTCGTTAGTAAATGGGATAAAACAGGTCTCCTTGATGGTCTTAACGAAGACTTTCAAAAATCTGGTATGGCTGTAATGCTTGAAAACCAAGCAAGACAGTTGATAACAGAAGCTTCAACAACCAATCCTACAACTGCAAAAGATGAGGAATGGTCTGGTGTGGCTCTTCCATTGGTTCGTAGAATCTTTGGTGAAATCGCAGCTCAAGAGTTTGTAAGTGTTCAACCAATGAACTTACCATCTGGTCTGGTATTTTACCTTGACTTTAAGTATGGTACAGCAGTTCAAGGTAGAGCAACTACAGAATCATTAGCTGGTACAACTGGTCCTAACTCTCCATCTGGATCTTCTGCTCCTTATGGAACAAAAGGTCTTTATGGTGCTGGACAGTATGGATATTCAAGTACTGGTTCAATAACGAACACGTTTACTCACGATGCTGCAGCACTTCCATCATTAGCAGATATTAACTATGATGCTGAAGTATCTAATTCAAGTGCCGCTGGTACATTGCATAAACTTGTTGGTTCGGATGCTGCTCAAATAAGTTCGTCTTACGATAAAACATCTATTAGATCTTGGATCTATTCTACCAAAGCAGATGGTGGTAATGATTCAGGTGCTGGTTTCCATTCGACATTAGGACAATTTACTAAAATCGATAGTGATGGTAAATTAACATTTATCGTATCTGCTAGTTCATTAGCAGCTGCTGGTATTACTGCTAGTATTCTTACATTTGAACAGCCAACCGAAGGTGACAGAGGTGACTTTGAAGATAGAGTAGGTAATGCTACAACTGATCAATTAAGTATACCTGAAGTTAACTTACAACTTAATAGTTTACCAATTGTTGCTAAAACAAGAAAGCTAAAAGCTGTATGGACACCTGAATTGGCTCAAGACTTAAACGCTTACCATAGTGTAGACGCTGAAGCTGAGTTAACTTCAATGTTGTCTGAATACATCTCAATGGAAATCGATTTAGAAATCCTTGATATGTT